GCCTACAGCTTCTCTGGTGAAGTGATCGCTGGCGTGACTGGCGCAGGCAATACCGCCCGCTGGACCATCAGCGGCGCTATCAAGCGTGGTGCTAACGCCGCATCGACGGTGATGGTCGGCACGCCCACAGTCACCATGACGCACAACAACCCTGGCGCGGCTGCCTGGGTTGTTGCCGTGACCGCCAACACTACCCTTGGCTGCATCACTGTCACCGTCACTGGTGCAGCACTCGCCACGATCAGGTGGGTGGCCAAAATTGAAACCACTGAGATGACCTTCTGATGGCCCTATTGATCACGCTCAACGAAACCAACATCGGCATCCCGCTGTCCGATACCTATGCCTGCATCACCCTGCTGCGGTGTGACAAGGAGCATATGCTCATGCAGGTGTCGCATTACGCCAGCGCTGAGGCACGGCACGCCAATGCTCAGCCGGTCTATGACCGCACCTTCACGGCGCCCACCGCTGACCTGCAGCCCGGCACCAATCCCTTGGCCATCGCCTACGTCTGGCTCAAGGCGCAGCCCGAATACGCCGAAGCGGTGGATAGCTGATGACCAACCGTCGCAGCCAGAGCCGGCAGCTGATCCGCTGGCTACATTGACGGATGAGCAGAAGGCGGCGCTGCTGGAGCTGTTGCAAGCATGAAATGGGAGCAACTTCCCGAGCCTTTTGCGTCTGATTTTCGCTATTTCCTTTGCATCGTCTGGAAGCATCTTCAGCTGCCTGATCCAACACCGATCCAGCTGGACATTGCTGAATACATGCAGCACGGTCCCAAGCGGCGCATCATCGAGGGCTACCGAGGCGTAGGCAAATCGTGGATGGCCGCGGCCTTTGTGCTGTGGAAGTTGCGCTTGGATCCGCAGCTGAAGATCATGGTCAACTCGGCCTCGGGAGCAGAGGCCAAGAACTTCACGACCTTCTGCCTGCAGCTGATCCGAGACATGGCGATCCTCAAATGCCTGGAGCCCAGGCGCGAGGAGCAGCGATCGGCAGTCCATTCCTTTGACGTGGGGCCGGCCAGGCCAGACAAAAGCCCCTCGGTCAAGTCGGTGGGCATCTTCGGCCAGATCACTGGTTCCCGTGCAGACCTGATCATCCCTGACGACATCGAAACCCCGACGACGTCGTGGTCCGTCGGCATGCGGGAGAAGCTGCTGTCAGCTGTCGGCGAATACAACGCCATCCTCAAGCCAGGCGGGCAGGTGCTGTACCTGGGCACCCCCCAGACCGAGGAGTCGATCTACAACAAGCTGCTGCACAAGGGCTTCACGGCCCGGATCTGGCCAGCTCGCTACCCAGAAAAGCCTGAGAAGTACGGCGAATTGCTGGCTCCCATCGTCTTGGAAGGTTGCCTTGAGCTGAAAGGCAAGCCAGTCGACCCGGGTCGCTTCTCGGAGATGGACCTCCTCGAGCGGGAGGTCAGCTACGGCCGGTCAGCCTTCGCGTTGCAGTTTCAGCTGGACACGTCGTTGTCCGACCTGGAGCGGTTCCCGCTGCGCCTTTCGGACCTCATGGTCATGGAGGTCAGTGATCACGCCCCAGAGAAGCTGGTGTGGTCCTCTGGCGCAGAGTTCCGCATCACCGACCTGCCCGCTGTCGGTTTCAGCGGGGACTATTACCACCGCCCGGCCTACATCCACGGTGAATGGCTGCCTTTCCAGGGCTGCGTCATGTTCATCGACCCCTCTGGTCGCGGTGCTGACGAGACGGCCTACGCCATCGTGGCCCACCTCAACGGCAATCTCTTCGTCTTGGAGGTGGGTGCTTACCGGGAGGGCTACACCGACATGGTGCTGGAGGGCCTAGCCAAGGCCGCCAAGCGACACAACGTGAACCTGCTCCTGCTCGAAGACCAGTTTGGCCAGGGCATGCTCGAGTCCTTGCTCAAGCCACACCTGCAGGTGCATCACCCCTGCACCATCGAACCGGTGCGGTCGAACATCCAGAAGGAACGGCGTATCATCTCGGCCTTGGAGCCCGTCCTGAACCAGCACCGGCTGATCGTCAACCGCTCTGTGGTGGAAGGCGACAGCCGCGGCCGGGATGAGGATGCAGCCGAGATCAAGCTGGGCTACCAGCTGTTCCACCAGCTGACCCACATCACCGTCGAGAAGAACTGCCTCCAACATGACGACCGCCTGGACGCCTTGGCGGGGGCCATTCAGTATTGGAATGAGTCCCTTGCAATCGACAAAGACCGTGCCATCGCCGAACGGAAGGCCGAACTCTGGGATTTGGAGCTGGAGGCCTTCATGGGGAACCTTGATGGGGCCCTTGATGCGCGGTTTCTTGGCTTTGCTCTTACTGACCTACCGAAAGCCAATGGAGGAGGGAGCTGGATCCCACAGCGAACCACCCAATCGGCTTAGGGCCTGGGTGATCCGACTGCCTGGCGCCTTTGTTGGACCCAATGGCACCATCGCCAAGGGGTCATTTCAGACCATCGTCATGGCCCAGACCGAGGAAATGGCCTGGGAGGTGGCCATGGGCTGTGATGTATGGGAGGAGTTGCCTTTCCAGGTCGACAATGTTCAGATCTTCCCCAAGGAACCAGTGACCAATGGCAGCAATCCAGCTCACTAGCGCCGCAGAGCACACCGAGGGCCTTAGCCATCAGCTCGCGGCATGGAATTACCTGCAGTCGCAGCTCACCGATGAGCAGCTGGAGGCCTTTGCCGAGCTGTTCCGGGCAGGCCCAGCCCCCAAGCCGGGGCAATTCAAGCCAGGATCGCCCTTCTCCTACAAGATCACCCCCAACATCACCTATGGGGAGATCGCACTGCAGTCGGAATCCAGGCGATTCACTGCTCAGCACCAGTGCGACACCGCCCTGCTGATCTGTCAGTTCGCTCAGAAGGCCAGGGACCGGTTCAACAAGCCTGTGGTCATCACCAGTGGCTACCGGCCCGCCAAGATCAACGCCATGGTGGGCGGCGCCAGCCGTTCGGAGCACCTCTACGACGCACCTGACACCGGTGCGCTGGACTTCTATGTCGATGGGGTGTCCGTCTACACCCTTCAGGAGTGGGCGGACGGCGCTTGGCCATACTCTTTGGGCTACGGCGCACCCAAGGGCTTTATCCACGTCGGTATTCGCCCAGGCCGGCCTCGCATTCGCTGGGATTACTGATGATTTCCGACGATTACCCCTGGCCTCCGATTGACGAGGCCCTTCTCAAGCGACTGGATGAAGTCGTACCCGAGAAATGTCCCCATCCGGGTGATTCCGATCGCCAGATTTGGATGGATGTTGGGCGCCGGTCCGTGGTCTGCATGTTGCGGTCCGTTTATCTTGAGCAGCAAGAGGAGGCTTGACCTATGTGCGGTGGTGGTGGACGTGGCGGCGGCGACAACGGGGCTTCAGCCCGCCAGGAAGCGCTTCAGCGTGAGCAGATGGACCAGCAGCGCCGCCAGTTTGAAGAGCAGATGGCTTTTCAGCGAGCGCAGCAGGCGGAGCAGCAGGCCATCGCCATGGCAGCCCCTCCCCCTGCCCCTGAGAAGGTGGCAACAGCCGCCATGTCAGCGATCGAGTCGCCAACTGCAGCTGGCTCGCCTACTGCCGGCGCAACTGCAGCCGGTGAGTTGGCCATCCGCGCTGGCACCGGCCGGCGCAAGCTGCGCTCTGACGTGGCTGGCGGCACTGGTGGCTTGAGCATCCCAGGTATTTGAGCCAATGGAACTGAACCTGACTGGCAGCGTTGATCGCCAAGCCAAGCCCTACTCAAACGAGGACGAGCCCGGTACGGCTGCTGCTCGCTACGGCCAGCTGGTCAGCAACCGCGATGCCTTCCTGGAGCGAGCCAGGGATTGCAGCAAGGTCACGATCCCTGGCCTGATTCCCGACGCAGGCTTCAACGACAGGGGTCGACTCAAGACCCCGTACCAATCCTTGGGCGCCAGAGGCGTCAACTACCTGGCCAGCAAGCTGCTGATCAGCTTGTTCCCGCCCAACTCCAGCTTTTTCAAACTGGAGATCGACGACCTGGCCCTGCGGGTCGCCGAAGCCGGGCCTGAAATCAAGACCGAGCTCGACACAGCCCTGGTCAAGGTGGAGCGGGCGGTCATGTCCGTCTTCGAGACGGCAGGTGGCAGGGCCGCCATGCACGAAGCCTTCAAGCATCTGCTGGTCGGGGGCAACATCCTGCTCTATGTCGGCGAGGAAGGCCTACGGGTCATCCACTTCAACCAGTTCGTGGTGTGCCGAGATCCCATCGGCAACGTCGTGGAGATCCTGGTCGAGGAGGAGGTCTATCCATC